AGGACAGGGTGCATTTGCATCAGGTTCTGACGATGGTATCAACGTTCCAGGTAATTACGCAAATGACGGTGCAATCGGAAACATTCCAACTGCACTGACAGGTGTGACAAATGGTGCAAACGCTGTCAACCCTTCGGGTGAAGCAGGTAGCGGTATCCTTCGTCCAGAGCAGGCAAGACGTTTCATTGATTACGTATGGGATGCTACTGTACTCGCCAAGGACGGTCGCCGTGTGACCATGAGAGCAAACACTATGGAACTTGAAAAAGTTAACGTAGGAGAGCGTGTTATTCGTGCTGCTGCACAGGCAATTGGTGACTACACCAACGCTGGTGCATCATTCACAAAGGTAGAACTTACAACCAAGAAGATTCGTCTTGACTGGGAAGTTTCTGCTGAAGCACTAGAAGACGGTATTGAAGGAGGTGCTCTTGAGGACCACCTAGTACGTTTGATGACAAACGCATTTGCGAATGACATCGAAGATCTAGCGATCAACGGTACTGGTGACTCAGGAGACGGAGCGTTCCTAGGAATTATGGAAGGTTTCGTAAACCGTGTTCAGACCAACGGAGATGCACACGAGTCAGTTGTTACTGTAAGCGACAACGCTTGGACCCCAGAGGTCATGCAGGACATCATCTTGGCAATGCCACGTAAGTACCGTGCACTTAAGAACAACCTTAAGTTCTACGCTGGTACTGACGCATTCCAGGGAATCGTAAAGCACAACGGTACACTTGCTGACGCAGTTGCTGAGGCATTCGCAGGAATGACTCCAGGATCAACTCAGCAGAACCGTCAGTCTTACCTAGATGGTACTGGACAGACATTCGGTGGAGCACGTACAACTCGTGTTCTCGGAATTGACGTACAGGAAGTTCCTTACTACCCTGCAGGTTATGTAGACCTTACATTCCCTCAGAACCGTATTTGGGGATTCCAGCGTGACATCACCGTAAACCGTGAGTACAAGCCAAAGAAGGACACAATTGAATACACAGTATTCGTCCGTTTTGGTGTACAGTGGGAAGAAGAGGATGCAGTAGCATTCGCTGACGCTGCTGGTTCAGACTCATAATCTGAAACACTCTTAAGAGGGGGCAGGGCTTAGGCTCTGCCCTCTTTTTAATTTTTATCTGTTATAATTATTGTTTAGGAGGTTATTATGTCAGAAATTAATAACAAAGAAAATCCTTTTTCATTTTTGTCAGAAGACAAGCAGGATCTAGATCTATCGTTTGTAGATGAAAGTGTAGAAAGCGTACTGGCCGAATTAGACCAAGAGGCAGCAGAAGAAAACAAGGAAGATGTAGTAACTCTTCCAGAGTCAAAGGCAGAAAAGACAACAGTAGAATCAGTTGAGAACAATGTCGTAGGAACATCTACAAAGCCAACAAAGACTGCAAAGAATCCAAAACTTACCACAGTAAAGAAAGAGGGCAAGCCAGAAAAGGTTGCCATTCACTCTTCAAAGAATGCTTCTTGGAATGGTGTTGGATCAGTCTATCGTGGATACAACATTGTTTTGCCAGAACACGCAGAAAAGTGGCTTACACGCAATCACATCCGACCTGCAACTCCAGAAGAAGTTGCCAAGGAGTTCGGTCTCTAAATGGAAGTAATGAGAGTTCCACCCTATCCACTAACAACAACCTGGAATTTGCCAGACAACAACTATGACTATATTGTCTATGTTGAGGATTTGGTGGACCACTCATTCGAACAAACAACGATTACTTCTAGTTCGACAGGTGTTGTAACTTACGTAGTCCCTGCAGATAAGGTGCAGTTCGACAGACAGTTTCTAATCAGATTCTATGACGAAGAGTTTGAGCACATTATCCTAGAATCAAACCTTGACATCATTAGACCATACACAGACCCTACTACATTAGGAACTACCGCATCAGAAATTGCGGAATACAAGAAGTGGGAACTCATAGCAAGATCCTTAATTGACACATATACAGGCATTGGTTTCTACAATCACAAGTCTATTTTGCAGGTACTTGGAAACGGACTAGACTACATGCCAGTATGGCGTGACGCAAACCGTGTCCTAAAAGTATATGAAAACAACGCTATGATATTTAATGGCGAAGACACAACAATTTTGATCACAGACTTTCAGACAACAGGAACAGACACCGTTATAGAAACAGATAGGTCTCACGGATATGAGGTTGGAGACTCCGTAACTCTTGCAGGATTTACCGACACAGAATACAATGCTACATATTCAGTCCAAGAAATTGTATCTCCAACAGAGTTTAGAATTATTACCATGACAGAGCCAACACTGAATGGCCTAGAAACAGTAAAAAGAGTGTGGGCATACAATTTTAAAGTAACCCTAGATAACTCTGCAATTGTAAAAGAGTTCACAGGATACACAAACATTATCTCTACAAACTATCCAAAACTTCCAGTAGGTAGAGGCGATTATGCATATGACGATAGAAACTATGGAACATTTGCGAACAATGCAGACTATCTGTTTGTTCTTGACGAAGGATTCCGTGCTATTCCAGCAGACGTTCAATATGCAACAGAGATGCTCATCGACGACCTAAAGTGTGGAAAACTTGATTATTACCAGAAGTACATTACATCGTACAACACGGATCAGTTTAGAATTCAGTTTGACAAGAAGATGCTAGAGGGAACAGGTAATATGGTAGTAGACAAGATACTTGATAAGTATATGAAGTCTATTACTAAAGTTGGGGTGCTATAATGGCTGCCTGCGAATCAACTGACTTTGTTTTCCCACTACTTGCAGACGTATACTACCCCCTGACAGAGCAGGGTGCTTACGGAAACGTAAAAAAGACCTGGGTGCTAGATAGAAGCATTTGTTGTAATTTTAATGCTACTGGTAACGCAGGTGGCGAAGATGTTAAGCCAAATATCAATATCACCAAAGAAATGATACTTATTGGCAGAACTAAGACCGACGTTAGAGTCTCAAGCCTTGACGATAGAAACGCTATCACAAACGTAATTATTACAAACATTAGAACTTCAGATGGCACCCATATTTATAAAGAAACAGCAGGCCCACGCTCTGGCCAGTCTACGATATTTGAGGTAGCAGCCTATGATCCATTCGTTGGACCATTTGGAAGAATTGAGCACTACTCTTTGGTAGTTAGAAGATCAGAGAATCAGGGGGTAGACGTATGATTAAGGTAAAGTTAGACTCAAGAAAGTTTATGAAAGAAATGAATAACGTTATGAAATACTCTATTGGATTTCTTGACGGAATACAGGCTGGAAAAACTATATTGTTAAAGAATATAGGAGCACAAACTATAGAAATTTTAAAGCAATATGTAGATGCTAATGCTAGGGCTAACCCACAGATGCTTCATCACATCTACGAATGGAATGCCACTGGAAGCCCACAGGCAAGACTCTTTGACTTTGACTATACCATAAGCAATCTTGGACTCTCGGTGCTATCTTCTTTCAGACAGTCAACGTCAGTCAAGAATGGATCAAATGTCCCATTTTACGATAAGGCTAGAATCATGGAAGATGGAGTGCCAGTCACCATTGTTCCAAGAAAATCGAATGTTCTTGTATTTGAGGAAAATGGAGAAACTATATTTTCTAAGGGACCGATTGAGATAGACAATCCTGGTGGAGACTATGTTCAAGGCTCATTCGAAAAGACTGTAGATGAATTTTTCAATAGATACTTTACTCAAGCATTTCTAAGAACCAGTGGTATAGGACAATACCTAGAAAATCCAGTAATGTTTAAAAACAATTTGCCAAAGGGTAAGAAACTCGGAAGATCTACTGGTGTTTCTACAGGCTACAGATGGATTGCTAACGCAGGAATAGGAGCCATGTAATGCCAATATCATATCCACCAATTTTGATTAACAAGTACCTACAGCAAAAACTCGGTACCGCTGGATTTGGTGCTGTGCCAATGTTTCCAACATACCCAACAGACTTTGACATCTCTCAGGGGTTTTCTATAGAAGACCTCACATCTGGAACAGGCGGAAGATTCTACTTTGACGGTCAGGCAGCGGTATATGACAGAATGTTTAAGTTTAGAAGAAAGCCTTTCCCACACATAAAGTCAGAGCAACTACTCTACTACTTCTACGCACTTACAGAGCAGGCAGTAGAAAATCTAATAGAAATGACCCAGAGGGTACACGACCACCTAGACAGAGAAGATGAGTCTGCTCAAGACCTAAACGACTGGGTACAATCCCAGGTAAACACTCAGACAGGCCTGATCACATATGAGGGCAAAGAGTTCTATCCTGTATTCTTCCACAACATGAGAGTCTATCACCTAGAAGAAACCAGAGACATCGTTGACTTTGGTACAGCGAGAACTTTTGCAGGCAATAAACTAATCATAGACTACGACTACCACACAGTAGGCTACTCAGATAGCAACTATAACGGCACTTCCTTATAATTGAAAACAATGCTATACTATAACTGAGGAAACACCCCCACAAAATTCATAAAGAAAAAAGAGGTGAAAAATATGGGTACATACAGCAGAGGTACAAACGCTAACATTATTGTTGGTGCAGCAGCCTTGTTCACATACGAAAATGGTGAACTTACGGACGCAGCACTGCCAGCATATGTTGACGGTACATCTTACAGAGACACGCTAACTGACTACGACGGTAACGACGCAGGATCTGGCTTTGACTTCCGTAACGTAGGTTATACTATGAACGGTCTTGAACTCCAGTTCCAGCCAGACTTCGGAGAAGTCCAGGTAGACCAGTTTCTAGACGTTGCAAAACTTTACAAGCAGGGAATGCAGGTTAATCTTAACACTACATTCGCTGAGGCAACTCTAGAGAACTTGCTATTCTCGCTTGCAGGTAAGGACGGAGACCTAACCACAGTGTCAGGAAATCCAACACTTAACTTGTCAGCAGGAGACATTGGAGAATGTCCAGTAGAGCGTGGTCTTGTTGCAGTTGGTCCAGGTACAGGTGACTGTGCTCCGACCGAGCAAATCGAACGTGTATACGTTGCATACCGTGCACTCTCAATTGAGAGCGTTACAGCATCAGCGAAGCGTGACGAGGCAACCATGTTTGAGGTGTCGTTCCGACTACTTCCAAACAACGATGCGTCTTACGGAAAGATCGTAGACCGCACAGTCTAATAACTAAATATTGTGAGACTGCTCAGGTATTCGTACCTGGGCAGTTTCTTTTTGGTACAATAGAGTAATGGCTACTACAATATATAAAAGTGCAAACATCTACCTTGTGGATGGAACTGAGGTCTACATAACCCCTCTAAAGATCAAGTACCTAAGACAGTTTATGGATAAGTTTGACCAACTAAAAGAGTCACAGGACAATACCGAAGAGGCGAATAGGCTGCTGATGGAGTCTGCTGTAATAGCAATGAAACAGTATTATCCCATCGATCAAGACGGTTGAAGACCTAGAAGATAACCTAGACATGCCAAACCTTTATGTTTTTCTGGAAGCCTCTGCAG